GTTTAGTGTGCAGTTTAAAAGCACAGTTAATGATCCTGAGTTTGTAGATGTATGGTTTAGAAAAAATGGTACTAATGTAGCAGCATCAAACAGTAAATTTGGTATCTCACAAAGAAAAAGTGCAGGCGTTCCAAGTCATATGATTGGCTCATTAAACTTCTTTATTGGTTTAGAGAAAAACGATTATGTAGAATTAGTTTTTAGACCATCTGATATTGGTGTAACGATTGAGCATTTTGCTACAGATACTTCACCTACTAGACCAGCAACACCTAGCATCATAGCCACTATGAGTTATGTATCATCAAATGGCTATACCAGTAATCTTTTTACAATGCCTTATATATCAGCAGTAACCAACGGAAGTGCCACTATTAGCCATCCAGCTAATACAGTATCAGGCATGACTTATAAATACATCATCGTAGGATAAAACTATGGCAACAACAACACAAACCTCGTCAGTAGATCCAGCGTTACTCCCATACCTTACCCAAGGATTAGAGAGGGCGCAGAGTCTATTCTTAACAGGACAACAACCTGAGTTCTTTCCTGGTCAGACCTATGTAAGCCCATCGGCTGCTACTACTGAGTCGATTGCCCAACAAGAGGCTATTGCTCGTCAACAGTCTCCTGTTCTACAACAGGCTCAACAGGCTTATACATCGTCTTTAGGTCAAGTCGGACAGACTGCTGCCGGTGGGTTCTTAAACGCCAATCCTTATCAACAAGCGATGATGGAGGCAGCTACTCGCCCATTAACCCAACAGTTTAGCCAAGCAGTATTGCCTGGCATATCGAGCCTTTACAGCCGTTCTGGTCGTTTGGGTAGCGGTAGTATGGAAAGAGCCTTGGGAACTGCTACAGAGGCTTATGGGCGGTCTCTAGGGGATATTACAGCCAATATCGCAGGATCACAGTACCAACAGGAAAGAGGGCTACAGCAACAGGCTCAGTTGCAACAAGCTCAGTTGGCTGGTCTAGCACCTCAGTTCTATGGTCAACAGTTCCTACCTTCTCAGACATTGGCTCAAGTGGGCGCGCAACAAGAGGCTATCGCAGCACAACCTCTACAAGAGCAATTGGCTCGTTACCAGTTTGGACAACAGTTACCCTATCAGCAATTACAAGGGTATCTATCATCGGTATATGGCACTCCATTAGGAAGCTATGGTACACAAACAACTAACGCGCCTACCTATCAGAATCGTGGTGCAGGCATCTTGGGCGGTGGTATAGCTGGCGGTCTAGGTGGTTACGCACTAGGTCAAGCGTTCCCACAAATCGGTGGTACTTATGGTGCATTAGGCGGTGCAGCACTCGGTGGATTATTAGGCGGTTACTTCTGATAGTAGAAAAACTAACCCTACATCGTTTAGAGGAGTTTTTTGAACTAGTTACCAAGATGGTAGCCGAGGCAGAGTTTGCTTACGCAATACCAGAAAAGCACAAGATTCTACATTTATTTAAGAATCCTAACGCAGTCGGATTTATAGCAATAGACAATGACAAGATTGTTGGGTTTATATCGGGTCTAGCCCATGAGTATTTCTTTAGTAATCGTAAAAGAGTAAGTGATCTAGGATTCTTTGTATTACCTGAGTATCGAGGTAGTAGAGCAGCACTTAAACTAGTAAAATCACTAGAAACATGGGCTAAAGATATGGGTGCAGATGATCTGCACTTAGGACAAACAACAGCAGTAGACATGGATAAAACCAGACAGTTTTATGAGAGACTAGGTTATAAAACTGTTGGCTTTAATACAGTCAAACATTTAAAGGATTAATTATGTGCGGTGGATTCGTAGGAGATTTTGTAGAAAATACTGTGAGTTCTGCTGGTGATTTTGTAGGAAATCAATTACAAGAAATAGTAGATGATCCTGTAAAAGCTGCTGCTAAAGTTGCTGCCGTTGCTAGTGGAAACGCATGGGCATTACCTATTATTGAAGGTGTAGACACAATAGAAGAAGGTGGAACTATAGGAGAAGGTCTTTTATCTGCCGGTAAGTCTTATGCAGGACAACAGATTGGTGCTGAATTAGGTAGTCAATTTGGTGGTGGTGGGTATGGCACAGGCGAAGATTTTAACATGGGTGATGGCGGTTATTACACAGGCGAAGATTTCAATATGGGAGGCTCGCTTGGTGATGCTGATGTGCAACCAGGCGGTTTTTATGGTGGCGGTGAAGCACCACAGGCAACCATCATTCCTGGAGAACTAGGCGATATTATTCTAGATGCAAATGGTAATGTAGTTACATCATCTGGATCTGACATATTACCAGCACCTAGTTCTTTTAACATATCGCCAGGTCAAGCATTACAAGCACTTAGAGGTGCTAGTGGTTTATTAGGTAAACAACAACCACAAGCAATACCACAAATGCAGATGGGTGGTAGAACACAGATGCCACAAGGTGCAGTAGATTACTCTGGCATTTATAACTTATTGGCTCTACAAAGAGCAAGAAATCCAAATTCTTTACTAGGATAAATTATGGCAATTGATCTTTCAGCTTTATTCGGACAACAACCAGACTATTCTCAGTTTATTAGTCCTGCCGAAACACAAAGGATGCAGTCTGGTGCTGGTCAGCAAGCCCTATTAAACGCTGCTATTGCATTGTTAGGACAGTCTGGACAAACAAGACAACCTATCAGCACAGGACAAATACTAGGTAGCGCACTAGGCGCAGGCATGGAAGGCTATAACCAATCGTTTGATCGCAGTCTCAAACAGATGTTGATTGGTACGCAATTGGGAGAATTACAAAGAAAACAATTATTAGAAAAACAAAAACAACAAGAAGCACAACAACTTAAAAGTATTATTACTGGTGGTGCTACTCCTAGATATGGTACAGCAGAAGCTATTATTCCTACAGAAACTTATGAAGATGTAAAAACTACTGTTCCTAAGTTAGTTGGGTTTGATTATGATCTACAAAAAATAATCCCACAATTACAGGCTACAGGTAACTTTGGTGCTATCAAAGATATTTCTGAAAGCATGACTGCATTACGCAAAGCAGGGTTTATGTCAGGTGATACACAAGCACCAAGTCCATTTGCACCATACATAATGTCAGAAAGCCCACAAGTAAAAACACTTGCAACTCAACTGCAAACTGCTTTTAACAAAGGTGTAATTACAGAAGAACAAGCATACCAAAGATTACAACCATTAGCTCAAATGGAAACAAACTATTTGCAAAGTAGAACATCCGCAGAAGAAAAAGCAGCAAAAGCAGCAGAAGGCAAAAAACCAACAGAAGGCGAAAGAAATGCAGCGGGGTTTGCTCAGCGTATGGAAGCATCTGAACAAATGATTAATAAATTAGAAAATAAAATTGCTACTCAACAAATGGGGGCTGGCAAAGTTCAGATGGGAGATGCAAAAAAAGTTAGCGAACCTTATGCAACAGGATACACTCAATTTATGGGTGGAATTCCTTTAGTTGGTGAATATGCGAGAACAAGAGTAATGACACCAGAACAACAACAATATAGACAGGCTCAAGAAAATTGGGTTCGTGCTAATTTGCGTAAAGAGTCTGGTGCTGCAATTGGTGCAGAAGAAATGGATAAAGAAATTGCTACATATTTCCCAATGCCAAACAACGATGCAGCCACAATACTACAGAAAAAGGTTGCTAGAGAAGTAACAATGGATGCAATGAAAAAAGCTGCTGGAGTTTCTTATCAACCATTTAATTTGGAAACATTTAAGAAAGAAAAAGGACTTCAATAATGGCTTACGAAAAGTTCGAAAAAGTCTTAAGTAATGTAGATAGGTTACAAACAAATAAAAATGCTACACCATTAGAAATTAAACAGTATCTACAAGCAGAAGGCTATACATTAGACCGATTTAATTCAGCAGCAAAAAATTATGCTTCTGCAAAAGGATTAAAGTCAGAATATGGTGTAATTCGCGCTGGTCTACAAGGTCTAACATTTGGTTTTAGTGATGAGGCAGAGGCAGCAGTAAAAAGCCTATTAAATAAAAAACCTTATGAACAAAACCTTGCAGCATTACAGTATTCCAAACAGCAGTATGAGTTTGAAGAACCTGTAATGTCTACAGCAGCAGAAGTTGTTGGTAGTTTGCCTACTGCTTTATTGGCAGGCGCAGGTGCTGTCAGAACTGCACAGATGCTTCCTAAAGTATCGCAGGTAATACAAGCTATTCCTAGCAAACTAAGAACATTGGCAGGAGCTACTGGTGCTGGTGCTGGTTTTGGCGGTATTACAGGAGCAGGAACAGCAGAACCAGGACAAAGACTAGAAGGTGCTAAAACAGGCGCACAAGTCGGTGCAATTTTAGCACCAGTAACTTTAGGTCTTGCATCTGCTGGCGGTGGTGCAATTAAAACTGTATCTGAAAAGTTAGGTGTTTCAGAGGCTACTGCAAAGATTGTAGAAGCAACCAAAGATATTCCTATAGTTAAGTCCATAACAGGCAAGACTGCTGAATATTTTAATTTAGGTCAAGATGCAATACAACGCAGAGCAGATACTAAAATTATTCAAGCTCTACAAAGAGATGGGATGTCTATTACTGATGTTAAAACAGCAATGGACACTATTCGAGCAAATGGTTATAAGCCAGAAACAATCATGGAATTTGGTGGCAAAGCTACCAAACAACTTGGGGAAACTGTAGCAAGCTATCCTGGTGCTAGGGCAATAGCAGAAACAGTAGCAGAAGAAAGAAAAACTGGTGCAAGTAATCGTATTCTTACAGACTTTCAAAAAGCATTTCAAGTAGATGCAGACCCAATGGACATTGCTAATAATGTCATTAAGTTAAGACAGTCATCATCTGCACCTTTATATAAAACTGCATATGAAAAAGATGCTTTAATTGGCGGTGAATCAATTGATAAACTTATGCAAGACCCTGCATTTAAAAGAGCATACGATAGAGCCAATAGATTAGCACAAAGAGAAGTAGATGAGGCTGGCAATATTATTGGCACAGCTTTACCTGAGTTAAAAGAAAAAGGCAATGTGTTTGATCTTAGAACTATTGATCGCATTAAGCGTGGCATAGATGCAGAAATTAACTTTAGCAAATTGCCTACATCTGGCTTAGAAAAAACAGAAGTAGATTCTATTAAAAATCTACGATCTGTATTTATGAATACTGTAGATAACCAAGCACCTATAGAATACAAACAAGCACGACAAGCATTTGCTGGTCAAAGCGAAATATTAGATGCTATAGAAAACGGCAAAAACTTCTTTGATATAGATGCTAGACAATTAAAACAAATCTACAACAAACTCTCTCCATCAGAAAAAGATGGATTCTCTGTTGGTGCGTATGATGCTATTCGCATGAAAATTAGAGAAGGTGCTGATGGCATGGATATGGTTCGTAGAACATTTGGTTCAGCAGAAAAAAAAGACCAAATTAAAGAGTTAATTGGTACAGATGCCTTTGAAACACTTAATAAGCAATTAGGTAGAGAAAAAGACATTAGAACTACAGATATTCGTATTTTAGGTGGAAGCCAAACACAACCAAGACAGGTAGCACAACAAGAGTTTGAGGGTGCTACAGAATTAGTGCCAACTATGGCACAAAAAGGAATTGGTAAGGGCGCAATGGATTATTTAATTAGGTCATTTAGTGGAGTTGGTGGCAGAACAGCAGAACAACTAGCACCTGACCTTTTTTCTGTAAACCCTCAAGCACAAACTACCATGTTAAATAGACTGTCTTTATTAGATGATTATTTAAGACAACAAGCATTAAGGTCTCAAGTAGGTGCAGGAGTTGTAGGAACATCACCATCTTTATTAGATTAAAGAAGGTTATAATTAAGGAAAATCATGGCATATACAAAATACTCACTAACCCCTGCTAATAACACAGCAGCACCTCCAGATGGTGCGCCAGAGGGGATGCTCCCATCAGCAGTAAACGATACTATGCGCGATATGATGGCGCAGATCCGAGACTGTGGAGATGGTATTCGGGATGGCACATATACCATGACTACGCCTAAGATCACAGGTGGAACGATTACAGGAGCAGCATTAACTGGCAATACCCTTACAAACCCTGTTGTTAGCGGTGGAACAATTACAAACGCAACCATAACAGGCGGTTCTGTTTCTAGTGTTACTTTTTCTAGTAGTGCCGCAACAATTACTGGTGGATCTGTTACCGGCATTACCGACCTAGCAATAGCAGATGGTGGAACAGGGGCATCTACAGCAGCAGGCGCTAGAACAAACCTAGGATTAGATGGTTTTGTTAATATGAAGAACAGAATTATCAATGGTGGGATGGACGTAGCACAGCGAGGGACATCATTTACAAGTACAAGCAGTGCAAACAATAACGATGCGTATGTTTTAGATAGGTTCTATATTCTGTCGGATGGCAACGATGCCATTGATGTTACGCAAACCACTACTGTTCCCACAGGAGCTAAATTCTCGATTGGATTAGATGTAGAAACTACTAATAAAAAGTTTGGTATTGCTCAGATTATTGAAAATGCAAACTGTTTTGATGCTATTGGCGGTGCAGTTACCTTATCGTTTCAAGCAAAAGTATCCGCTACAACTAAATTAGATAATGTAAAGTGTGCGATTGTAGCGTGGTCAGGTACAGCCGATTCAGTAACCAGCGATATTATTAGTGCATGGGGAGCAGAAGGTACTAACCCTACTTTAATTGCTAATGCAACCTATGAAAACACCCCCGCTAATCTGAATGTAACGACTTCCTTTGCTACTTACAGCGTAACTGCTAATGTGGATACATCATCAACATCAAACATTATTGTATTTATTTGGTCAGATGTAACCGATACAACGGCTGGTGATTTTCTTTATGTTACAAATATACAGTTAGAAAAAGGCTCTACAGCTACTAGCTTTGATTACAGAAGTATTGGAACTGAATTGGCTTTGTGTCAGAGGTATTTTCAAACATATGGTTATGGAAACGGACAAGAGGCAGTCTTAGGAACAGGGATGTTTTACACATCAACTGAACTACTTTTAGTGGCAGAGTTTAAAGTCATTATGAGAGCAATTCCAACTTACTCATGCACTACTGTTACAAATGGTTTTAGATACAGCAGAGCGGGTGCAACTACTAATATTAATACCCTACCATATCTTGGTTCACGCTCAACATCTTCCGCAATATTTGGTAATGTAAGTTTAGCTGTAGGCGGGACTTCTGGATTTGCATCAAGTGCTATAGCTGAACTTGATGGTGCAAAAATCAACTTTAGTGCGGAGTTATAAATGTATAAATTGAACAGAAATATATTTGGCGGTCAGCCTAATGGCGTAATTCGATTGGCTGATACTGCAACTATCCCATTTGACCCAGCCAACACAGACTACGCTAACTTTAAAAAAGAAGTCTTAGCTGGTGCAGAACTGCAAGATGCCGATGGGAATGTGATGACGGATGCTAGTGCGTACATTGCGAGTTTGCCATGATAGATTTGATTGACAAGAACGAGGCAGCCTTGTCTGCTCACGAGGCTGTCTGTGCTGAACGCTATACGGGTATCAATGCCAGGCTAAAACGCTTAGAACAGATCCTAATGGGTTCTACTGCCTTTATTATTGCTATTTTACTTTCTCTTGTTTTGAAACTAAATTAAGCCTATGAACTATGTCCGACCCTTTTGGAATTATAGATGGTGCTAAAACTGTCACCAAAACTCTTAATGAGTCTGTAAAGGCATCAGAAGAACTTAGTAAAGCAATTGATGGTGTCTTAGCAGTAGCGGATAAAACAGCAAAAGAAAGGGCTGATTCAAGAAAAAAATCAAGGGTTGTTAATCCTGACACCACTACCATCATTGATGCGGTAGATGAGTTCCAAAGGCTAATGATAGCCAAACAATCAGAAGAAAAAATAAAGTACGAAATATCTAAAAAGTATGGTTCTCAGGCTTGGGATGAAATACAAAGTATTAAAGCTAGAAAGAAGTGGGAAGAACGGCAAGACAAGTATCTAGAACAACACGATAGAAGAATAATTAAAAGCGTTATGGCATTGTGTTATATATTTGCATCTTGGGTTGCTTACGAATGTACATGGGGAATGTGGAGATGAAAGATGATTTTAATGTGTTTATGTGGGCTTGGGTTGTTGGAACTTGTTGGATAGTTTTTGCTTTTTATTTATATTGGAACTTTTAAATGATTACTCTATTTACTACCCTTATTTCATTCCTTACAGGCGGTTTGCCTAGTCTATTAGGTTTCTTTCAAGACAAGTCAGACAAGAAACACGAACTAGAATTAGCAAGACTCCAGACCGAAAGAGAGCTAGAACTTCTAGAAAAAGGTTACGCTGCACAGGCTCATGTAGAAGAAATAAGAACGCAACAAGTAGAAATGCAAACCCAAGTACAAGAAAGACAATCCTTATACGCACACGATATAGAGATTAGCAAGGGTTCTGCACAATGGGTTATCAACTCTAGGGCAATGGTAAGACCGGCAATTACTTATGGTCTATTCCTTATGTTTGCCTTTGTAGAGGTGTTTGGATTCTGGTTTGCCTTCCATAAAGATGTGCCATTCGATGTAGCTCTTAATCTTTTATGGGATGATGAGACTCAAATCATTTGGGCATCCGTTGTTTCTTTTTGGTTTGGAACTCAGGCTTTTAAAAAGTGATTGACCATAAAGTCATTGAGATGATTAAACACCATGAGGGGGTTAAAACTACCCCTTATCGGTGTCCAGCTTTACTTTGGACTGTTGGTGTCGGTCATGTCATAGATCCTAGTCATGCTAAAGTGTTACTCGCAGAACGAAAGGCTCTGCCTATCCCTAGCGGATGGGATCGAGTCTTAACGATGGGGGAAGTAAATGAAATTCTTGCTAAAGATTTGGCGCGGTTTGAAAGCGGAGTTCAACGATTATGTCCTAGTGGGCTTACTACTGGTCGGTTTGGCGCACTTGTGTCTTTCGCCTTCAATGTTGGACTCGGTAATCTCCAAAATTCTACCCTTCGGATGAAACACAACCGAAATGAGTTTGATGGTGCTGCCGAGGAGTTTCTAAAGTGGAACAAAGCCGGTGGTAAGGAACTAAAAGGACTTACTACAAGACGAAAAGACGAAAGAGCTTTGTACCTTTCACAGAATCTTTCCGTACTTGAATAAGGTGTTCTTATCTACTAAGAAAGCCTTTTTGATCTGACTATCCCCCTCCCCTATAAATTCTACATACTGTAGCTTACTCAGGAATATGCACTTAAATATGTGCTTGACCGGCATGATGACAAACATCTGTCCATTGTAGAAAACCCAATAATCAGCTTGGGTAGCCATTAGCCCTGAGTCTTTCCCATACATCTCTATCTCTACAACGATATTGCCTGTTCGTTGGCTCATCGGGTCAAACTTCACCTCGACAGACTTATCTATCTCTGGTATCCATATATCGTACCCTTTAAAAGCGTTTACAAGGGTCGCACAAGGGTATTTCTTCTGTAGGATAGCTAAGACCTTTTCCTCTATCTCTAAACCCCTCTGTAGGTCTGTTTGGAAGGTCATAAAGCCACCCTAATCGGAAGGGGGGTGGCACTCCTTGAAAGGGTGTGGCATTGCGCCACTAATGCCGATCTCATCGGGGATTACTTAAAAAGCAAAATCATCGTCTTTAATCTTTGGCATCTCATCATCTCCCTTGGGAGTAAAGCCTTTCTGTTTCGGATCACCAATACGACCCGATATGAACTTCCCATTCTTGCCTTCTTTAGTCCAGGCATCAAACCAATGCTCTACTCCGTTAATTTTAATCGACCCCTTAAAATCAGGGTGTTTCTCTGTGA